AGCCAAGGATATTATCGCCAACCTCGGGGATCTTATCGCCGTAAAGCGCCCGCACTGCTTCGGCGTCAATCCCAATTTCTCTATCACCCACATGCTGTCTAACGAAGTTGGAGTAATAGTCAGGACTACGGTCTCGGGTGGCGGATTTTGTGGATTCTGAAAGGGCATCTTTGAGGGCTTTTGCATCGTTCTTGGCCTGTTCTGCTTTGGCGGTGTCAATTAGGGGGTCTACGTTAGGAGGGGGTTCCATCTTGGCGGCGGTGTAGTGATCGGCGATTTTAAGACTATTGCTCAAATCTCTGAACACTTTAGTAGCAGCCTGACCAACACGCATGGGGCCTTCGGCACCACCACCAAGGGCCTTAACGCCAATGTCCCCTCGCGTCATGGCCATCTCGGCCACCGCCGTTAGGTCCCGGGCAGCGCTTTCACCGAAGATCGCTGACATGCCGTCGAAGCCCATATGTAGCAGGCCCGAGGTTACACGGGATAGGCCCTCCATGCCGATTTCACCGAGGCCCACTACTTGCGAAGCAGCCCCAGCGGTAGCAGCCTGGAGTCGAGTAGTGTGCAAGGCCCAGTCGATGTCATGCTGGGACACGAAGCCTTGATAGAATCGTCGGGTGTCGATGGGCTGATCGCCGAAGCCTTTCATGAAGGATTGGGAGATGGAATCGTCCTTGAGCCACTTCGCCAGACGGCTCTCCCCTCCGGTATTGGTGATTGCCTGTGAGGCTGTATCGAGTTGACCAAGGTCATCGTGGGATAGCCGCGGGGCCATTGGATGGGAGTTGAGGTAGTCAGCTATGTGAACGTTGTCGGCGATGATGGATGAACCAATAGCGGCTTTGTGCTGGCGCTCGAAGGTGTCAACATCCCCGAAGATAGCTGTGGCCGGAACCCCCGAGGCCTCCTCAAGTTCTAACGAACGTGCGGCCTGTTCAGGGTCATCATCCAACGCCGCTACATTAGCGGTCTTGGCCATAGCCCCTGAGGCTGCGAGATAATCGCTGACTTCACTCATTCTGATTTCGGTGCGTTAGGTGGGAATGTTACCCCGGGTTTGCCCTTATCGGACTTGGCAGAGCCACCGTAGAGTTTCCTGAACTTCTGGGCCCGGTAGACCCGTTCGAGCATTTTGTCGGTGGGCTTCACGCCCTGTGCGGCCCAGTCTGGGTCATTACGGAGCCGGGTCATCTCTTCGTCTGGGACCGGTAGTTGGTATGTGGGTGTGGTTTCATCAGTGAAGTAGAGCCAACCTCTACGCCCAGTCGCCTGCTCTTGCATCAGCTGAGCCCCGATCTTTCTGACCTCTTCAGGCTTTGGTACTTTCTTGTTATCCTTTTGGAACTGATCGAGTTGATCCTGGAGCGCTCCGACGAATTGGTAGTAATCCTCCTTATTAGTTCTATCAATCCCCGCCGCACGGAGATCGGGTGTGAGGATTGATATAGCCCTTGCGACACGAGGATCGCTTTCAGACTGGGCCCGAAGGCGTTGTTGTAGATTGATAAGTTCTCGCTTTCCCGAAGTAGGGAGGTTTTCTGAAACAACGTCCCGGGCCAGGAATGCAACTGGGTCATCATGTGCTTGGCCTTTCATCTGCTGGTAGTTACGAAGGGAGTCGTCAGTCCAAGCTACACGTTCGCCTCGGGCGTTCTGGGCCAAGGCCTGCATGTATTTCTTTTGGGTAGTGGGCTTCATGGAGTCCCAAGCATCGCTGACCTTGGGGTCTATTAGCTTTAGTTCATCAACGGACTTTGGCAATATGCCTTCTTTATTCCCGGTCATCATTGCTGATGCAACGGTCTGCTCCGCCTGTTGTTGCCCGTCGCGGACGACGGATTTGTGCCTGTTGTAATCGGCAGTGATGCGTTCGCGGACGAAGTCTTTGAAGAGGGGATCGTTCTTATCAAGGTCTCCCTCCGTGACCTTGGCCATGCCTTCGGAGATGTAGTCGTTGAGGGACTTGTCTCCTTCATCATCTCCATCCCGAAGCTTTCCGAGGACCTGATCGGCGATGATCCGGGAGCCCTGCTGACGGAACTGGGTTTGGACAGTGGCCTGAACCCTGAGGGCATCCATAGGAAGAATAGCCCCAGACTTTGTTCCTTGCTCATACATCTTCTGCGCGCCGATGGCATCAGTACGGGCAAGGGAGGCGGTGCGCTTTGAAAAGGTCTCGGAGACCTTTTGCTTCTTGGTTTCCTCGATTTGCTCAGGGGACCATCCAGAGTTTCGGCCTTGGGATTCAACCTCGCTTTCAATGGCACGCTTTCCACGCTGGAAGGTCACGTCGTCGGTAGGGGAGCCTTCGATAGCATCCTGAGTGGCCGCTACACGTGAAGTGGAAGCGTTGTTCGCGGCGACCTTGGTTTGCTGCGCCGCGTGCCCGGCGGCGTTGAATATGGTTCGGCCCATAAACGACAGCGAGGAGCCATCGAAGAGCTTCTGGGCCATTGGGTTGGTTAGACCCCCACGAGTCTTTACCCGAAGGTCTTGGAGTTCTTGGATGTGCGCCTGCAAGGCTTCAGGCGAAGCGTTGTTACCTTCTTTGGCATTGAACTGCGCATGGAGCATTCCCGCTCTCATCATGTAATCGGCATCTGCAGACTTGGCCTCCGTTTCGTTCTGGAGGTTCTGCATATTCATTGCTTGCGCCCAGATCTTGTCTGAGGCACCTTCGATGTCGTGGCCTAGGCCTGAGAGGGCATGGCCTACCGCTCCGCCAAAGGCATCGACCGGCACCCCTAACGCTATGTCGGGGGTTCCACCCATCGAAGGAGTTTGATCGGGGACTAGTCCGGGGACCTGTGGCATTAGCCAAATGCTCCTGCTGATTTACCCTGCATCCATTTCCCCGCAACGTTCCCTGCTCCGGAGATAAAGGAGCCCATCATGCCGAGAAACCCGGCCTCTTCGGATTGATCCGCGGCCATTCGGTCTAGATTGGCCTCGGCTATGTCAGTGGTGGCTTTGGTTTCGTAGCCATAGGCAGCCTTTGCGGCGTCCCAACGGATGACGTTTTGGTCGAAGTCCGCCACGGCAGTTTGGCTCTCGCGAACAGCTGCATTGGAGCCGGAGTTGACGTCAAAGTCAGAGCCGGATTGGATGACCTTGGTCTCACCAATCTGCTGCCTGGACTTCATCCCTTCAACCCCAGCCTTGACGTCCCCGGCTTGGGTGGCCCAAGCTGCGTTTTGTTCATTGATCTGTTTGTTCAGCATCGCCACACCGGCTTTGTAGCGGTAAGCGGCTGCGTTGGCTTGGCCTGTCTTCTCGGCACCGATGCCACTAATGATGGAGCCACCTGCAGTAGCGGCCATGCTCCCTACGGCCATAAGAGTGATAGGATCAGCCATCAGGCGCTCCTGTTGATGACGAAGGTCCGCAGGTCTCCATCGGGTTCGTTGAACTCCGCCCCGAGCCAACGAAGCCAGCGATGAGCGGCGGTGTTGCCGGTTTTGCAATGGCCTATGATGGAAGCGTAGCGGCCCAGGAATTTCCTTACTTGGATTTGCGAGTGGCGAACGAAGAGGAATTGATGTGGGACTTTTTCCAGAGCCCACATCCAAATGTAGGCTTGGTTGGAGAGGAAGGATGGAGGGATCAGGCCCCAGCAGCAGACGAAGTGACCATCGACATAGCCGACCCAGACCTCCCCCAGTTTTTGGCAATGGTCGAGCATTTCGATTTCACGCCCAGAGAGAACCTTGCCATATTCGGCTAGGATTATTTCTGAAAGAGGACCTTCTAGTTTTGAGACAATGGTGGTCATTTGTTTGAATCCCCTACTTCGATCTCTGGAATCACACCGAGAATGGAGGCTGGGTAGGGATTGGGTTGTTGAATGTAGTATTGACCAAAGACGTCCCATTGAGGATCGACTATGATCCGGGCGTCACCGGTGACGAGGCCGGTCACGACGGTGTTGGACATCGTCCCGACGTTGCCCAAGGTCAAGTCCGCTATGGGAACAGCTGTGTTTAAGTTCCGCCCTGCAGTTAGGCCAAGGGCATTGCGAATCCGGAGGGTGACTGCGGAGACTTTTTTGCGTTTGCTCTGAACAGTGGGCTCGCCTAGGTCGAGGGGGAGGGTTCCTATTTGGGGCAGGAAGGATAGACCTACGGTTACAATCGAAGCATTCGCAATGCCTGTTAGGCCAGCAGTTCCTCCACCCCCAAAGACGAAGGTGCCACTGGTGGGCATTGTGAAATTGATTACGACTCCATCAGCGAGGCCAGTGACGACTTGACCTCCCAAGTGTTGAGCCCCAGAGAAGGTCACAGCAGGGGCACCGTTGTAGCCGATCCCTGCATCGACTTGCCAGGAGGATTTGTAATCGTTTTGAAAGACTAACTCCACGAAACGTTCGATGTAGTTCAGAGTTACGCCTTGGACTTGGCGTTGGACTACAGTGTAAATGGCATCTACGTTGCCGATAGTTGAGGTGGCTTCGGTTATTGTAGCTACGCTTTTGTACAGGCCTTGAGTGTCGGAGTGGGTCCATGCAACGATTTCCAGATCCTTAAGGAACGTAAGACAGAGAAGAACTCCGTCGTTGCGGACAGTCCAGGCAAGCTTGAATGGTTCTTCAGCCCATGCCCATTGAGTGAGGGAGAAGCTGTAGAAGAGATGGTTGGAGATGACAGAGATATCGGCGCCGGTGTAGACGTTGGTGTAGAAGTTGTAGACGAGGTTACGGACGATTGATTGCTTGGCTTGGACGTAGAGGATGTCAGAGGTGGCGACGATTGGTTGAAGGGGAGAGGAGCCATTATAGGCTTGTGGGTTGGCCACAAGTGAGGTGGCACTAAAGGGTGACCCGGCGCTACCTCCGTTGACGAGCCAAGCGAGGCGATCGCCGAAGACAATTAGGCCTGATGGCATCGGGATCATGGCTTGGATTGTGTTTAGCTGCCCAGCGACTAAGGTTTCTTGGATGGCGTCATCGGGTTGGATCGGAAAGCTGGTGTTGTAGTTGAAGTAATTCCCGGGTTGCGAGGCGTTGATTTGACCTGGGGAGCCTACAGGACCGGCAAGGATCAGGCGTTGGTTCGTTAGGCTTGGAACGGTTGGGTTGCCCGCGGATGGGGCACCAAGAGCGGAGGTGGCTGTAGCTCCACCAGAGGTGAAGCCCACAGCTGGAGGCGTGGCGTAGCCAGCACCGGGGGCGGTGAGATCGACTCGGACTACACCCCAGGTGGCGTTGACGGTCCAGCCGCTACCGAAGTTGGTGAATTGGGTTCCTGATTGAACCCCACTCGGGAGGGTACCAGAGGTGGCTTGGCCGGGGATGGCGATGCTGATTCCGGTCACAGCGCTGAACGCACCGATTGAAGTGATGTTGATACGAGCAGCGCCAAGGAACATGCCCTCGCCGACCTGATAGCCTGAGCCTCCGGTTACTATAGTCGCGGATATAAGTGAACAGACAGCGATGCCTGACGCACCTGAACCGCCACCTCCAGAGAAGGTAACGGTTGGGACCACGGTTGGAGCCCCGGGGGCTGTGACTGTGACCGTGGATACACCCGCACCTGCGAAGGGGTTTTGAGCGATCGGCGGGCCTTGGCTGAAGTCGACGTTGACGTTGGAGTCGATAAAGGTCAGCCCAGTGACATTGCCGGCAAAGCCAAAGCTGGCTCCAGCTGGAACAGTTGTACCATAGCGGGGCACGGCCCGGTAGACGTTGTAGCTGACTGCGTTGGTGACGGTGGACCAAGTGACGGTAATGGTACCGGGGTTGGAACGGATGTCTAAGGTAGTCGCTAGGACACCAAAGGCCGAAGGGACGGATTCTTGGCCGTTGATGTCGACAGCGGTTACTACATAGGCGTAGTGGACTGCCCCTGCGGCTAGGGTTGTGGTGACTGTTGGGGTCACCGGATTTGCCATTGTGGACCCGAAGGTGATTGGTGCAAGGGTCCAGTTGGTGGCGGTTATGAGAGTTAGAACATAGGGAGGATGGTTCGGGTGACAGAGGATGAGTTGGTTTACGTTTTGAGTGTAGCGAATGCCGAAGACTTCGCTCGCGGGGTAGGGAGTGAGGACGGTGTAGACACGCTGGGCCGTGCCGCCACTGGTGTAGCCGCTGAAGGTGGTTGTGTTAACGGCATTGCCAAAGAGGTCCTTTAGAGTGAAATGATCGGCATCGGTGACAACTATGCTATAGGTATTGTTGTTGAGTTGGGTCATCCCTACAATGCCAGAGATAAAGACCCAATCGTTAGTGGCATAGCCATGGGCGACACTGGAGACCACACCGGGGTTAGCTTGGGTTACAGCGGAGATGTTCTTGGCCACTTCGAGGATGGGGGCACCGTTGTTGAAGAACCTGACATAGCCTTCACCGAACTCTAGCATGTAAGAGACGGTGAAGGAGGCTTGAAAGGGGATTAGGCGAACAACACCGTTGGAGTAGGTAGTGGCGACGTAGCGGGAGCCGGGCCGAGTGGTGGCACCACCACGGGTGTCTACGAAGACATTGCGGAGCAAGGCTGCGCCTGAGTGGTATTGCTTCAGGTTGACTTGGGCGTAGAGGGATGGGGACCACTCGCCACTGTTGAAGGAGGTTTGGATTACATTGTCAGACATCTGCTTCCTTAAATAACTTTGCAGATTTCATTTCTTTGCCTAACATATCCAAGAGAACATCATATGGCATACCCTCAGGGGTGGTTCTGGCTTGGCCATAGAATGGCTTGGAGTCATTGACGTATAGAATAATAAGATCATAGACCTCACCCCGATCAATACGTTCGATCAAGTTCAGGAGCAACTTCTTTGAACGATCACCAGCAAGTTTGTTGCCTTTCATTACTACCTCCTTATGTGAATCCTGGCCAGATGGCTCCCCAGTTGAAGCCAGTGTTGTAGGGACCGGAGTAGTCTTCGACGAAGTCTATGCCACGGATCCGGAGCCAGTCGGGGGTGACGTCGTTTACCTTTAGGCCCTCATTGGCATCGGTCCCACGGGCTTCGATTATCATAGCGTTGGCCTCGGCGATTTTGGAGTTGGCGAGGGATTTGTCCCCGCTCAGAGCTATACAGAGCCGGGCTCCCACAATCAATGAGAGGGCCTCAACGAAGTCATCATCAAAGACATTTTCATCCGAGATATCTTTGACGTAGTTGCCGATGGCGAACTCTTGGTTCGTCAGGATCACTCGCTGATCAGTCGGTGCCGATTGCTGGGTAAGCGTGAATGTCGCACCGGTGCCAGAACCAGAGGTGGAGAATTGTGCAATAGGATTCGGTTGGATCGCGAAGTAGCTCCCACCGATTGGTGGGGATTCCCCCCTGAGGACGTTAACAACGCCGACAGTAGCAACAGCACCGCCACCACCGAGTGTAAGAACCGTGAGAACCACAGGGGCTCCAACAGGAGCGGTTCCTTGGGGTGCTTGAGGAAGAGTGATAGTGTCTCCGATGGCATAGCCTGTGCCTCCTGCTGTGACCGCGGCTGATAGGACGCCGAAGAATTGATCCACAGCGACCACATACTTCACTGGTGGGCCCTGCCAGAAGGAGGGGGAGCCCCCGGTTACGGCTGTGGTTATGGGGACGCCTGAGGCAAAGCCTGTGGCGGTTTGTGGGGTGAGCCAGCACATGCGTAGGCAGTCGATGGGGTATTGGTACTCATAAGCCCAAGGCGGGGCCGGTTGGCCCTTGGCCCAGAGTTGCGTGGCAGGGGATGTGTTCTCGGGGGTTCCGGGAACGGAGGTGATGAAGTTCAGGTTGGCGGAGTTGAACGCACAGGCCCATGGCGCCATCCGGAGGAGACGGCGGCGGAAGGGGACGTAGATGTTGTTGAACTGGATTGCTTCGTTGTTGGAATTGGCCGCCAGTTGGGCGGCGGTGATAGTGGTCCGTGACCCCCATGTTTGGAGGGCACGGTTGACCATGTCGACCTGTGCGGTCATTTACGCTGTTCCTTCGTTCTTCTTGGCTTGGCCGATTTGATATGGCATCCATTCGACATAGGGTGAATCGCCTACGATGTGTGGGCTACCCTCCTGAACAATTGGGACCGAACCCATACCAGACGGAATACCACCTTGATCAAAGACAACAAGGTTCACCATGTTGTCTTCCCAAACCCAGGTGACGATTGCAGGTCTGGGCTGGTCCTGACGCTCTTCCTTTGAAGGCCAATACCACATGACTCGGCCGATGGTTGGAACAATCATATCAATACCTCCCTTGTGAGCCACAGCAACCGTGGTTGATGCCGCCAATGCCCGGTGAGCCGGAATGGGGACCACCATTGTCAGGGCCATTGGTGGTGCCTTGGTTCACTCCGTGAAGGCCGGGGCTCTTGGGATCCATGATGTTCTTCGGCCCTTGAGGAGCCTGATAGTTACGAACGTCAACGGTGTCACCTGGGAGGACACCGCCACATTCAGCCCCAGAGGCTTGGGGCTGCCGTGAGTTTGGGCCGAAGCCCCCAAGGATGTCTCGGGCCATTAGAGTCTCCTTTCAACAGAAGGAGATTTAGGCTCCTCTACTGCTTTCACTTTCACTTCTTCACCTTTCTTGGCTTCTGACTCCACCACAACCTCGGTCTCTGCCTTTTTGATCTCCTCGGCCTTCTCGACCTCAAGCTGCTTCGCGGTTTCCGCTGCAACCACCTCTAATTGTTTCTGGGCCGCATCCGCGAGGGGCTTGAGCTTGGGATGACCTAAGGCCTTTTCAAGGATATTCAACAGTGCAGATACTGCATCTACATCAAACGTTGCCATTAGTACTCTCCTTGTGAGCCGGTCTTGTGACGTTTTTGTCCAATCCCGGGTGCTTTGTATCCGCGGCCGCCTGACCACGGGGTGGCGTTGAAGGTGTAGTCTCCCGTGTCGGTGGAGTGGTTGCCGACCTTTTCGCCGAGGTAGGAAACGGCTCCGGGGTTTACGAACTTGGGGTTGGGCTCGACCTTACGGTCATGCGGACCGCTGATGCTTGGGCGTCCTTGTTTCATGTTGATCCATTCTCCTTTGGTTTGCTTAGTTGCCTCGTGTGGTCCCACCGATTGAGTGGGTCTTCCGCCATTGCTCGACGGACCTTTTCGAACGTGCCGCCACCAATATGGGCCTCTTCTAAGAGTTGGCGGTAGCGATCATCACAGCGCTCTAATTCTTCCATGACATGTCGGGGGACCGGTAGGCCACGCTCTTCGTAGAGATGGGCGATGTCGTGAACGTCATGCATGTACATGATGAACCGGCGCATCTTTTCGGAGACTTCGGATTCTGCATCCCGCATGTAGGTGACAACGGTGGTTAGCATCTCACGGACCAGTTTCATATTGGCGTCGATGCGCTTCAGGTAGACTTCAGCAGAGTGATCTTCAGCCACTTTGATTTCCTTAATTTGTACGAAAGACAGTTATAGCTTCTGAGCCAGAGGCGCAGTTGGTGATGATCATTTGCCAAGTGCTCCCGGTGTTGTTTGGAACGGTAAAAGTACCGGTTGTGCTAGCAAGGGTTATGCCTGTGTTGGTCACTATGGTTGCGGTTTGAGTAGTGCCGCGGTTGCCGTAGGTGAACTGTTTGCTGATGGGGGTTTCACAGCCGTTGCCGGGACCACCCGCGGCGGATTGGATGATCTGTTGGGCGGTAGGAAGGGTATCGCTGAAGCCCGCTCCCGCGCCACCTGTACGGTCGATGAAGCCTGAAAGGACCTGTGCGGCGGTTAGAGTGACACCGGTGGCGGAACTGACATTGACGTTGGTTGCCCCGGTCCAAAGCTGACCTTTGGTACCGATGACGGAGAGGCCATTGCCCAGCCAAGCGGAGTTGTCGTTAGCTGGAATACGGCTGTAGGAACCGATGGCGAATGATTGCTTGCGGGCTGCCGACGATGTCTTGCCGCAGGACTCGCCGATGCATTCTAAGTTGTTATCGCTAGTGAAGGGGAAAACATTGACGCCAACGTTGGGAAAGCCTGCAGGGATGGCAGTACCAGCTAGGGCTGTCCCACCAGCGGAGTCGCCAATCGCGGTTACTTGAACATTGGCCGAGCCAGTGAAGAGGGTGGCATGGCCTACACCTGTGTTGTGGTCGTCAACGGTAGCGGCTAGCATCGAGGCACGGCCTACAGCAACGTTGGAGCCACAAGTAGTGCAGGTTCGCAGGGCTTGGTTGCCAATGGCAGTGTTGAAGTTATTTGGAGTCACAGCGTTGTGCAGGTTCTGCCCTATGAGGTAACCGACAAAGGTATTGCCTGTGTCATTGATCAACGCACCGCCATTGCCGGAGCCAATCAATACGTTTTGGGTTCCGGTGGTTAGGCCAAGTCCTGCCCCAGTGCCGATAGCGATATTATCGCTTGCACCGTTCATTGATGGTGCCGTAGTGGTATCGCCAATGGCAAAGGAGGCGGTGGATGTAGTACCTCTGGTGAAGGAAAAACTATTGATTGTGGTTGCGGTTGCTGCACCAAGGATGGGGGCGACAAGTGTTGGTGTGTTGGCAAAGACCGCGGTTCCAGTTCCGGTTTCATCGGTCAGCGCCGCGGCTAGATTAGCTGATGAAGGAGTCCCCAACCAAGTGGCAATGCCAGCCGCTGGAGTTAGGGTTGCAAGGGTGCTAAAGGCTACGTTGTTGGTTTTCAGACAGGTGAAGACTCCGGTAGTTGGTACAACCGTGCAGTCTTGAGAAGGAGTATAGGCGCCAAGAGCTCCAGCGTTGTTGTATTGAGTTTGGCCATTGGTGCCTGCCGGGGTACCTGTTGGGAAGGATGCGAATGGGATCTGTCCGGGGAGGCCACCAGCAATGGTGCCACAGGCGGTGTTAGGGCCGAAGATGCCATTGCATTGAGCCCAACAGACTGAAGGTAGAAGGAAGAGGGTGATAGCGAGAAGGAGGCGTTTCATTGCAGTAGTGTCCATCCACCTGTTTCGAGGATTGGTTTGAGTATGATAGCGCCATAGTTGGAGATGAGGCTCACTGTGGCTTGGCCAGAGATAGTTTCGGCACCAAAGGGGTTGATGACGATTGGATGGGCGAGCGCGAAGCCGCCAATGTCGCAGATGGTTATGGGGATCAAGACCCATTGGCCTGGAATGGCTTGGGGACTCTGAGGAGAGGCTTTCGCTGAGGGGAGGTTTATGATAACACCATTAGCGTTGACGTTGACGGTGATGAGATTGGTGCCTCGGGAGATAGTGACAGCCCCAGCAGCAGTGATGGGGAGCACCGCTTGCTGAGGCTGGGTTACCCAGCCAACTGAGGGACCCATCCAGTAGCGTTCGTATTGACGAAAGGTGCCACCTTGGTCTAAGTCTGACTGGGAGCCCATTTCACTTCCCTTTCTTTGGAGCTGGGCGGATGGTGCCACGGCCGGTATCGGCCCGGTTGAATTCCTTCGCCACCTTCGTTGGGATCCCAACCTTTTTGGCAAAGCTAGGATTGTGAGCGGCTGCGGCCATGGTACGGGCTTGCTTAGGGGATTTGCTTGGCATTAGATCCTCCGTGAGGTCATGCGGTTTTGGGCCTTTTGTTGCGAAGCGGCCTCTTTAGCATACGCTTCCAATGCAGCCTCATGGAGTTCAGCTTCGGTTGGCTCTACTTCAGGAAGGGGCTCTTCCTCATCAATGACTTGATCTGGCTCCGGAACGATCTGAACCTTACCCGCAAGAGCCGCAAGGATCTGCTGGTTCTGGGCCATCATGGCCATCATGGTTTCCATGAACTTGTCTAGGCCTGGGTTCGATGCCACTTCCCGAGCGACCTTGAGTTCGGTCATTTGGTCGATCAGGGTATCACCAAGCCGGGCGTAGAAGCTCTGGCGTTGAGAGTCCTCGTCGATGCCTTGGGTTGGGGTCCAGCTAAAGCGAGAGGAGACCTCTTCGGCTTCTGCATCAAGAGGGAGCATCCCCGGAGTGGGGTTGCCTTCGAAGATGATATCACGAGGGAGGCCCTTGCCTTCCCAACAGACGATGATTTCGCCATCCATGTTGTTGTTTTCCGGACGGTGGGTCCAGTCATCTTCCAGACGAGGGTCCAGGTGTTTTGGGACCTTGTACATCTTCCGCACAGGCTTGCCGGTACGGGAGTCGGTAGTGGTGTGTTCCCATCGTTCCGAAGGGACAGAGAGGTAATGTGGCTCTGTAAGTTTCCATCTCGCCATGTCAAGATTCCTTCTTCATGAGTTGCAGGATATTGGGCAATTCAGGTTTATCTATTTCCAACACAAAGTGTCCGTTTAACAATTGCCAGATCCTTTCCCAATTATTAAGGTAACGCATTAAATCCGGTCGACATGAATGCAGCTAGAAACGGGTATCCCGTCGCTGACAAATGCAACGTATCCGACCAATTGGCCGGGTGGGCAGCGAACGCGCCACTAGTTCCAATTTGTGTGCTGGTGTGTATCGCCATGTAGGCATCGGCATTCGCTGGAAGTGGCGTCGCAAGTGCATCCCATGCGGCATCATAGGAGTTTCTGGTAGCGTCTGGGTCTCCGCTAAAGCCCGTAGAAGTCCCCCACACGGTCTGCTGATTTGCAATCGCCTTGCGAGCAGCTAGGTACGTCGCCCCATTTGTCGTCACGGCAATTCGCTGATTTGTCCATTCAAACGTAACGACCGCATGTGTCTTTCCATACGCCACAGCGAGAGGATCAATTTCGGTCGGGGCCAGCGTATTCAATTGGTCAATCTGAATACTGCCGACTGATAAATTATTCCAAGTACCGAAAGGAAGTCCAGCTGTCTGTGCTGCTTGATACGCTGGCGTGTTGACTACGCTGTTCACGATACCGCTGGGCCCGTTAGCGGTCCCTCCAGCGCCGACACCTTGCGAGATGCTATCGCCAAACACGGTCATGATTTTAGGAGTGGCCGCCCAAGGATATGGAAGACTATACTTGTCGCGCGCCCATTTTTCTGCTTGAACCATCTGGGTTGGAGTGAGCCTGACGTTCCAAACTAGAATTTCGAAGATGTCGCAGGTGCTAGGGAAGTTATTTCCGGCGTCGGTCCCAATCGAAAATGTGTGCGCTCCGCTGCCTTGCCCAGAGTTGTTGCGGGCGTAAAAACATCCACCAGCAGTATAGTAGTTTTCAACGGCCTGACCTATTCCACCTAGATTTTGCGTCACCGTGTAGCCCAACGTCGCAAACTGGTTTGTGGTGTAGTATGGAGCAGCCAACGAACTGTCCCCGCCGTACCTACCAAGGCCGGACTGACTATCCATAAAAAACAAGAACGAATCGCCGCCTGTTGTGCAAGAGAATGGCGTCCCAACGCCGAAGAACGCGCCTTGGACCTTTGCGGCGATAAAGACGGTGTACTCTTTAGCGTCCACAGCGGTTCGCAGGACACCCGGGGTAGCGATTGATAATCCACCAGTTCCGACTGTGCGCACCGCAGGCTTACTGCCTTGGGCGTTTGTGAGGAATGTCGGAACCATGGCGACAGCCGTTCCCGCAACAATGCCGTTGATACTGTCGGTCCAGGACGTGACACTCGCCCCATTGGAAAGGGCAAGACTGTCTGCGCTAAAGCGTGTAACAAGGTTGGCTTGCTGCGGCAGTGCCGTACCAGACGAGAGGCCATGAAAATGAAGTCCGGCTTCTGCTGAAGTTACCGAATTAATGGCTAAAGCGGAAACGGTAGCGAGTAGAAATCCTCGGCGCGAAACTTTCATGTGGCCTAGAATCCCCAATATACATGCTGATTATTGTACATGTTTGTAGCATCGGCCCCGGAAAAGGCCGCCGGATATAGACCAACTTCGCAGACAGCCCCATTCATATGATTAGTGAAAGAATCTGAAAAAATACCAAGCTGGGTTGTTAATGTAGTGCCACCAGAACTTTGGGTGGACGATGTACTTGTATCAGTTACTATGAATGATGATGCAGAATTGTCCACGTTTTGAAACGCATGAGGCGAAGTATCAGTAGCTCCAGCAGTAACTGAACTGGATGAAAAAAACTGAAAAGTTCCACTGTTAGTTCCCATACCAGTGCCGCCCCCGCCACTAGCCCCAAAATATTGATGGTTCCCAGTCGTTATTGCATACTTAACAACAGCAGAAACAGTCAACGGCTGTGCTAAACTACCGAAGCTACCGTTAAAATTCCCCCCGGAAGTTCCTACACCACACGTTTTTGTACCAATAGCATTGGCAGTTAGCGTCGCCCTAGAGCCCACCGCAGCCTGAGAGAGATCACACGCAGCTGCAGAGCAATTGGTTGCGCCGCTGATGTCGTAGTATATTTTTACAGTGCAATTCGCATTCGGGCACGTAATTCCGCCAATGACCTTTGGAACAATATCGCCTGTCGTGGCGTCACTGAGCATGTCTGCACAAGCGACATCGGTACCGCCGGTACTATCGCAAGCATTGATTAGTTTGTTTCCGCGCGTAGCTGCGCTGAAGGCGCGCGTGCCCCATGCTGCGGTCCAGCCAGTTTTAACATCTCCTATGCCGGTAAATACAACCCCTCCACCAGTAGCCAATGGCAACCATCCAGCCCCCGTCAACCAGACAAGACTAAAGAGCGCGACCAGAATTGTTGCGTACTTATTGCTGCACATAAGTCATAACCCCTTGAATGTTTATAACGCTACCTGCAGTAAGAGCACATATACCATTCGAAGCTGCCGATTTAAATATCGTTGATCCTGCTCCACCGTAGTTAACCGTAACAAGCGGAGCGGACGTTGTAACATCCCCACTCCCAAATGTTCCGGTTAGCGCGACCGGACTTGTACACGCAGCCCCAGTTCCATATTCGAATAGAATAGAATCGGCGGTGGTCGCAGATGGAGCTATGGTAAACGATATACCACAAACATAAACGACTGTTGCACCTGAGACAGCTACTAGACTAGTGGTCCCTGCAGCGGCTGTAAGATTTATTGGAACTGAGGACTTGGCGACGTTTGGAGATTGACAAGGATCGACGTATTGATCACTGGCAATGGTGACGGGGACTGAGGCGGATTTGGTGGTTTGGCCAAGGGCAATGATGCCGGGGCTATCTGGGCGAAGATCGACTACCAATGCTGTGTTGGTCGCTGTGACCGGTGCGGTTGAAACAGCAACTTGCCCTGTAGATGTAGACGTACCGCCAAATTGAGCAACGTTGACTGATTGGTTGGCCGGAAGTGCTACGCTATCAGGCGTAACCAATAACTTGGTCATGCCAGCAACGCCCTGCACCGTCAGCGCTTGTGTCGCTGCAGTTCCTGCAGGACCATCAAGGGTAGCGCCAGCATTGCCAAGAATATCTATCTTACCAATGTTGTTGGTGCCCGCTGGAGTCGCTGCTGTTATATCTGTGTGGAGTTGCGAAGACGTGTCTATGTCAATTAGCGTTTCACAGTTTCCATCTGCTGCACTTTTCGAACTGATATTGCGTGACGCTCCGGTACCGTCTAGGATCGGAAGTGGGATGGCGCCGCAAACGGCGAAGGCGCTATGCGTGATCAGGGAGAACGTGAGGATTAGTAGGAGCTTTTTAAACATGACCATCCCCTTTCAGAAGTGGATCACAGTCGCGTATTGGGAGTTACAGACGGCGTTGAATTTAAGTGCGTTGGAGCAGGATGGTGGAATTGGTGATCCACCTCCTGAAAGAGAGTCAGATACGCCATGGAGTAGTTGTGCTGAGGCATTTACCGTTAGGCACAAGAGGAATAGAATAATCCATTGAATGGAGGTCAATTTGTGAACCCCCATGCTGAGATAGAGCCTACTGTTCCCGCGCCCCCAGCAGGGGTGTTGACGACGATGTTGGTGTTCGCGGCTGAGGCTACCAGACATCCAGGGAATGCAACACCTAGGACACCCTGACCGGAGGAGACGAAGACATAGGTGAAGTTCATGGTGGTTGGGAGACCAGTAATGGTGACGGTACCGGTGGTGGCGGTTGTTGTTGCGCCAGAGGTGAGGACGAAGCCACAGATGTAGGTCCACTTGTTGGCTGTGCCGGTAAGAGTTGCTGATGAGGAGCCTGTGGTGAAGGTAGTGGATGGAGTGAGTGGGGTTGCATTTGGGCCTGCGAGAGGGGTTGTGATAACGACTTGGGCTAGCACAGCACTTGCCAGCCCTAGGTAGAGTAGGAATGCTGCACAGAGCTTTTTCATTTGGGTTTCCTAAAACTGGGCGTACCAGACCAGAGTCGTAAAGGTGACAGCGGACGGATTGATACAGAGGGCTTGGCCGGTACTGCTTGATTGAGTAGCGTATTGGGTCTGAGTTGCATTTGGAGAGTTGGAGCTAACGGTGAAGGCAGGGGATAGTTTCTTGATTCCAGTATCACAGGGAGTGGTAGTTTGGGTACCGAAGGTAATTGCCATGGTTCCGTTAGTGCCGGAGTTGGTTATGTTCCAGCCACAGATGGAGATGGTTTGGCCGGCGACTGCGGGGACGGCGATTTGGACACCAGCGGTGCCTGCCTCGACTATAGCTATCTTGTTGCATTGGATTTGAGTAAGCGTGCCAACGTATTGAGCAATGGCCGCACACGGCCACAGGAGGAGGAGGAGTAGAACGAGTGCGGCACAGAGCTTACGCATCGGGGTTATCTCATCTTATACCAAGAGTTGGTGGACAAGACATAGCGCCATTCGGCACTGGTCCCAGTTCCAAGAGCACCCGTGACGGCGCCATTCACAATGGTGGAACCGTCGGTTGCTGCAACGGTGCATTGAGTAAAGGCACCGGCAGAGCCATTAACGATCTCCATGATCTCACCGTCCCATGGAAGGGTTGGTAAGTTGACAGTGGTGGAGACTGATGCGGCAGTGAAGATCACTGAGCCTGTGGTGTTGGTGATGGTAGACAGGGTACCGGAGGTGACTGCGGTGGTGGCCACGCCTTGAGAGTTGCGGATCTGTCCGGAGGTGAGGAAGAAGGATGAACCACCAATCCCCTCACCTGCTTGCCATGCCTCGTTGCCGGAAAGGGTCCGTGAGGTAAGGCCAGTTTGGGCAATCACCCCACCGATGAAGGCTAGGGCCAAAAGGGCCCCAACCAGAAGTGTTCGGAGTTTGGTCATCACGGGGTCCTCAGTTGGCGATGTTGATCCCAGCGGGATAGCCGCCAAGGACTGCGTTTGCATTCTCCGGTAGATCGTGCCGGTCGAGGACAAGATAGCCTTGGATTCGCTGTAAGCCGCCGGTGAAGGTACCGACCGACACGTAGCCGAGTTGAAGGAATCGTGGGGGTGGGAAGTCCAAGGCCGGACGGGGCATATCGATATCAAAGAGTCGGGCTCCGGCTACTAGGCTGGCCAAGGCCACGACTGGGCCAGAAGCGTAGATGACAAAGGAGCCGGGGGCGCCTGAGCCGTTATCAGGGGCACCTTGGATGTTAATTTGAAGAGAGGTACCGCCGGCAAAGCCGACGACGGTTTGAACCAGGAGTTTCATCGCTGGATCGTCGCCGATGCCGATGTCTCTGGCACCACCACCAGCGGCGAAGGAGGGGATTTGTGGGTTACCGGCAAGGCCTACGCCAAGGTCGATGATGTTAGAGGAGGTTTGAGTGCCGGTAGTGGGAACGTCGCTGCGACCATCTAATGCAGAAACACCACCAGAAACAGCCCCGGTGAATTGGAGGAATCCGTCGAGAATCATGTCATGTTCCTTTCAAGTAACTTGGGCTTCGTTGGACAGGACCGCGTCCACCGTGCGGATGGGGATGCCACGGAAGGTGGTGATGGGCTTGCCGTTGAATTCCTCAATGCGAAGGAGTACGTTGGTTTTGTTCATCGCTTGGAGATCGAGGTAGGTCCGGATGATGCGGTTGCAGTAGATCACGGTACGGCCCATGTCGGCGCGGACTGCCGGGGTGTCAGAGGTTTGGATCGTGGTTGCAGAGACCGGTGCGGTGGGGAGGCGGTACAGTGCACGGACCAAGAGGTTGATCAAGTTCGCCGCGGAGACGCCGGTCAGTTGGGTGACGTCGATGTTGGCGATCCGCGCCATATAGCGCCAGTCTCGTTGGGCGAAACCGATTTCCCACTTGAAGTGCTCCCGATAGGCCTGGTAGGTGTTGCCCAGACTGTCAGCAACGGGCCATTCACCCATGTCGCGTTGCTGGAGACCGGCGAGTTTGCCCTTGGGGAAGATCGCGTGGTTGGTATCGGTACCCCAGGTCATCACCCACATTGAGGTGTTGGTGGATGCGGTGCCACCGCCATCAAGGACGTTGTTGGCAGTTTGGGAGTTCGCGACGGTTTTGGTGGAGTAGCGTGGGGCAAAGCCGGTGAAGCGTTCCGGGTTGGCGAACTGGTTGCCGTAGACCATAGTGGAGGCGACTTGTTGGGACATTCCCTCCAGGAAGGCGCGGCTTTCAGAGAGGCGGAACTCAGGGGTATTGCCGTTCAGATCGGCGATGTCTTTGTCGATCACGGAGTAGGTTTCGAGGTTGCCGCAGGCCTCGACGAGTTGGGCCGTGGTGGATTTGGCGTTGGGAACGCCGGTGTTGAGCAGGCGCCAGGTGGCCTGGGGCAGAGCGGTACGGACTGTGGTCTTGTGCCCGGTTGGGAGGTTGCCTTCGACGACCATCATGTCATCGAGGAGTTCGTTGGTTTGGGACAGAAGTTCGATGATAGCGGCTACTTTGTAACCATCATCCATACGCTTCGCCCAGTCCGCGTAAGTGAGTGCGGTGGTGCCTACGATTGCCATAGGGGAGGATCCTTAGTGAGGGTTAAGATTCATTCTTCATCCTCTGTTCCTCTGGGCGCTGCCG